GAGACGACATAGTATCTCCAACAACATAAGTAGGAGTAGATGTACCATCTACAAGACCTAAATACCATGTGGTTGTCTGAGTACCAGAAGCAAGGTATACATTTAGTAAATTAGCTTTACCTACAGTTACAACGAGATTCTCAATTGAATCTTCCCATTTTAAATTACCATCAGCATCAAGGCATTTAACATCATATCGACCTGTAACTGAAAGTTGCTCGCTTAATCCAGCGCCAAGAAGGGCTGTTGCGCCTAATGAGTCTTGTGCATCTACTTTTTCTGTGTGCATATTAATACCTAATTGGATGAGCGAATGATAGCTGAAGTGCTTGTGTTCGCTGGAAAAGTTATTGTAAAAGTTGAAGTAGTTACCTTATCACTACCAAAGTCTAGTACAGCTACAGACTTATCGTCTTGAGAGCTATTATATATCAACGCGCCACGTACTGTGAAACTTGCTGAAGTCCACGAAATATTATCAAAGCTGATATACGCAACACCACTTGCTGAACTGACTATAGGATTAACTAAAGACTTACCGCCTGCTGTATATCCAGTGCCCGTAATCTCACCTGTAGTAGTGTAAACTGTTGTATCTTGATTTAAAGTAGCGTTAGCTGTGTACAAAGCAATTTTAAACGTATCCGTAGTGAAATTATGGATAGCCTCGTAAAGCTCTTCTTTAAAGCTAGTTGTTTGGCCTTGTACTATCATCTAACAGGTATCCTTGCTTGACCATTACGGTACGCATCGCCTCTGTCTTTGCCCGTAGCTAATGTATTGAGTAAGTTCATAGCTTCTTCGTAGCGTTGACGATAAGTTGTCATAATCTCGACGTCCCCTTTAAGATACACGTATGCTTCTAATATAGAACCGTATAGCAACGCAGAGTCAAAGTTTTCACCTAGCCATGTATTACCACCAGACTCTTCACTTGTAATAGATGGCGGGTAGTAGAAGTAGTGAAGTTCTGTAGTGTATTGCACATCAGGTGTAGGACCTAAAATAAACGTCAATTCGTTTATATCATTAGACTGCGGTCCAAAGATAGCGTAATACTTAGGTGTTCCATAACTCGTTGGGCTTGGGTAAGCTTCGCGGATAAAATTAACGTCTTTGTTTAAAAGGTAGGTGTACTCACCAGATGTAGGGTCGATAACCGCAATAGAGTAAGCCGATAAAAAATCATTGGGGCATTGCAGGTATTTATTGTGTAGGGTAACTATACCCGTGACGTTTTTACGCAGGTCTGGAAGCTGTATTGAATTGTATATGCGTTGTTCAGCCTCTTTAATAAAGACATCAATCTGCTCTGTCGAGAACGTATTCTCAACGTAATCTGAAATAGATGTACACAATTCATCGTACGTCATAGTTATGCCATCGGTCCGCGAGCTGTTTTACCTTTCGTTGCAGCGCCATTACCACGAGTTTTAATACCAGACGTTTTAATGCCTGTCTGTGGATAGCCTGCTACTTTAGGGGTAGGTTCTGTTTTAATTTTGCCTGACATAGTCGTTCTCTAAGTTGTGATTGTAACAGTGCCAACAGAAGCTTTGGCAACAAGGTAATTAGGTGTAAGTACTGCATCAAACTGTGAAGCCCCACCAACTGGTGCCCAGCCCCACTGAAATACACGACTTCCGTCTTCTGGGTATTGTAACGTATTTAAGCCCGATTGATAATAACTTGTATCAGGGCGCGGGTTACGCAATGCCTGTGGGTCATACACAGGATAAAGCCCAAGAAGTAACTGTGGGTGATCATAATCCCAACAACTCTTACAGACAAGTATGTTAGTTACTTTAGTCTTAATCGTTAATTTCTTAAGGTCTTTTAACTGAAACCTTTGAGAGCACCTATCGCAAAAACCGTGGGCCCATTTCCCAGATGAGTATTTAACTGACATGACTCACCTCATATTTGTTTTTCTTACGGATGTTTTCTATAGCGGGTATTACTTGTAAATTATTAGGTACGTGCAATCCTGATACAATCTTACCTTGTAAAGGGATAATATGGTCTACATTCCAACTAAAACCAAACATTTTTGTTCTCAATGCCGCTAATTCATAAGCTTCTGAAATAAAAAACTTTTCAGTTATTCCAATCCATTTAGGGGTTCTTTGTTTAATTACTTTTTTACGTGCGGCACATAACGCGTTTATTTTACCTTTGTTAAGCGCACGGTATTCTTTCTTTTGAGCCAAGTGTTTTTCTTTATACTTCTCATAATTTAATTTTTTTCCAATAGCTATTACTTCTTTATTAGCATCTCTATATTCTTTTTTTGTTTGAGTTATTCGCTTTTTGTTCTCTATGTAGTATCGCTTACTAAATTCAATTTGAGCCTCCCTACGGTTAGCATTGTACGCATCCATATATGCTTTTCGTTCAGCTATTTGTTCAACGGTTAAATTTACTTTTTGCTCTTTCTTTTTTGCATCTATAGCGTCTTTATTTTTTTGATAATACTCTGCCTTTTGAATACGGCGTTTTTCTTTATTACGCTCTCTGTATTCTTTTTGATAAGCTTTTGCTTGTTCAGGATTTCTATATGACATATTTAAACGTGCATAATCCGTGGAACAAACCGATTACTCGCTTTCTCTCTGTCTTCTGAGAGTGCCAAGTCTAACTGTTGCTCATACTCCCCTTTAAGCATTTGGATACGCGTAGGGTCTACGCCAGCAAGCTTCATACTAAGATAAAAAGCTAATCCTGCTACCATCGCATTCAATAAACGGAACGGGATATCTTGTGTGTTTACTGCATTTCCAGCATCTTGCATCCTGCGTAGTCGCCAGTAGACAAAGTAATAATAAGGTGCTTCGGCTGTGCCTTGGTCTGGTGTAGGCCATATATTAATCTGTGGAGCTTTAGTAACTGTAGTTGCACCGTCAGGGTAAGTTGCTCCTGTGCGGCGGTTAATCCATACTTGAATTGGTCTACCCCGTGCATTCTTATTAGGAATTGTAGAGTAAGTCGATTCAGAGATACGAGAAATATTAATATCTACTTGATTTTGCCCTGTGCCTGTACGTACTACATGGTCAAGTAAATCAACAGTGTCTATAGGTAGGTCATAAGCAATTTGACCCGGTATAAGCGAAATGGGTACAGCACACTGTTCAATTGTCCATAAATTAATACCTCTATTTGCAAACTCTACTAAGAGTAAGTTTAGAGAGCGTCTAGCTGTGCGCATATCATAACCGCTGCGAAGTTCTTGTCCGCAGCGCTCAAACGCTTCTTCAACTAAGTCACCTAAATCAAGGTTAAAGTTTGCCGTACCCGATGTTGTCATTTCTTTTTACCTTTTCGTCCAGGTACTTTTTTAGGATTAATGCACCCCATTCCGCGAGAGAATCTCATAGGTATTTACCCTTTGTATGACCTTTAGTTGCACAACCATCACCGCGTTTAGAAGCCGATGTACGTGATACATTTCCGCCTGATGCAAACTTTCTAGCTGGTACTTTCTTAGCAGGTTTAGGTGGACGTTTAGTCATGCCGCCTTTTTTATAGCCTGAAGCTTCAACCGTTTCAGTTTTAGTACGTGCGTTTTCAGTATCTGCTGCATCTCTAAGTTTAATATTATCTGTATATTCTCTAAGAGCATCTAACTGAGGTCTTTGCTCTTTATCATACGAGTTTTTAAACTCTTCTAATGCAGCCATATCAATACCGCCTCTACCTGACATAGAAGCTTTAGACTTCATTGTTGAAGGCGATGATTTACGTGAGACTACTGGTGCAGTTTTTACAATTTCAGTTTTCTTAATTACAGCATCAGGTGCAGTATCAGAACCTTTACTAGACCCTACTAGACTATCTATCTCATCGCTAAGAGGCATTCCTTTAGATATTGACGGGGATGTAGACATTTTTACTGAGGGTTTAGAATCTACTTTTACCGAAGGTTTTTTATTATCGTACTTAACCCCTTTATGGTTTATAACTTTGCTTATAATACTTTCTTCGGGGGGAACTCCAGCCTTGGACGCATCCATCAATTGTTTTCTACGACCTGTCCAAAATGATTCTGGTAACAAAGGCTCTTTAGCTTTACGCTTATAGTCTTCGTCTATTTTACGGCCTTTGTTTAAACTATAGTCCGCCATTTCAATCCCCTAAACAAATTTGCCGCGAGTACGACCACGAGAAGCAATACCATCACCACGAGTAACACCGCCACCTTTCATACCACAACTTTTTACTTTACCACCGCGTTTCATACCACTGTCTTCAGCAGCATCTAGCTTACCTTGAGTGTTCATGTCTTCGGCTGTAGAGGAGTCACTATTATAAAGTTCACGCATACGTTCAATTTGCTCTCTAGCTTTTTGCCCTTCTGTTTTAGCACGAGTTACAGATTTTTTAGGCTTACTATCTGATGTTTTAGCTTTAGGCTTAGGTTCGGAATCTGAGCTACTACTTTTTATGCCAAGAGCACTAGCAGCCATACCAGACTTAGTGTCTTCATATTCGTCTCTTGACTTCTTTTGTACAGCTGAGTTACGTTTGTTGTACTCAGTGTCTTCGCCTGACTGGTAAGGACTTCTTAGCTTTTGAAGAATACCTTCACCTTTTCCTGCATCTGATTCTTCAGCGGTCTTTCTACGCATCATTTCAGGGATGTTGCTATGCCCTTTAGATATAGCATCTTTAGCACTTTGAAATAGATTGTCACCTTTTACGCCACCACGACCTACTCTACCGCCTTCAGCCATCATCTTACCTTTAGTATGACCTTTAGTAGCACAGCCGTCTGCGCGAGTAACACCGCCTTTAGCATAGCAAGAGCCGCCAGATTTCATCTTCTTATCGTCAGATTTCATCTTTTTAGAGTCTTCCATTCTCTCACCTTTAGCATATTGCTGTGGAGTGAGTTTACCAGATTTAATAGCTTTGCCTTCTTTAAGCTCTTCTTTGTACGTATCTTTACCTTTAAATAACTTTTTTAGATTAGCCACATTGCCACCTTCTTTAAATTTTTTGCCTTTGTCGGCTCGATTAAACTCTTTAGCTGCACTTACTGGTATACCCGCTTTCTTTGCAAAACTAGGATTGTGAGAGGCAGCTGCCATAAATTTTTTCTGTTTGAGTGATGTACTAGGCACCGCAGTTCCACCGTTTTAAAGAGGCTGCTTTGCGTGTAGGCTTACCATTCTCATCTTTCATAGGACCAGGCATACCACTCATACGGGCACAGAAGGACTTACGTCTCCCTGCATCTTTTTTGGTTTTAGGGTTAGGTGCTGGTGCTTTTAAGTTAGAGCCAGTAGCCGCATTATATTTTGCACGACCTTTGGCTGTAAGACCTGCGCCCTTAGAGACGGGGAGCTTCTCCCCTCTACCTACTGCTAATACTGGAGCTTTCTTTGCCATCTTATTTACCTGAGAAATGTTCAAACGCCCAGCCAACTAAACCACCAAAAGCTGCACCTGCACCACCCATAACCATTAAAACGTGCCATCCGCCTTTAGCTTCTGAAAGAGTTTTGCTTATCTCAGCAACGGAAGCTTTAAGTTCTTCCATATCTTTAACCAATTTGTCCATATCAGTTTGCAAGTGTTTAATCTCGTTTTCATGAACTGCAAGTTTAATTTGGTCGTCCATCATGACTCACCCGTAGAAGATAGTCACGCCGGTTACAGCCGCGCTAAGAGCCATATAAACCCCATCTTGAAATAGAATACCTTCTTGAGGAATAGCTACATAAAACGGGATTGGGTTTGTGTTAGAAGGTATATCTATTTCAC